AGAAAGACTGCGGGATATAAACCGCTATAACTTAGGTCGCGAAGTAGCAATTGCGCACTAGATGGCAAATTCTAGAATGACCCATCCGCCTATGTGGCTTCTGTATTCTGGGGTCAAGTAAAAGCAAAGGTACCTGCGGGGGAAAACTAGGGATCCTAGTTGAAACCCACTTGACCACTTTAGAATAATTCTAAACTATAAAAAAATTAAAAAAGCTTCAGGCCGCAAGCTCCAAGCTTCAAGCAGCTTGACATGAAGGAGATTATAGGATATATTTATTTATAAGATTAGGATGCACAGGACACATAAAGTGTCCGCACTGTTAAAAGTCAGTAGGCTGCCCTAATCTAGGTTTAGTGTCTATATGGCACTGAACCGCCAAACACGTAACAGAAAGATATAATATGGACACAACACAATTAAAAAGAATCGCGGATGCGCTGGAAGAAATCCTGCGACTGGTGAAGGAAGACCAGGCACAATACAAAAAGAAAGAGGAAGATGAAAAGTAAACCGTTAACTTCGTTCCAACTGTTAGAAAAAATAGTAACAGCCGTCAACATAGCTACAGGGGATGATGGTTCTAGAGCAAAAGAAGTTGTAGACAATTTTTGTGTTCTTTTAAAAATGGACGAAAAAAAATATAAAGAGCAACAGAAATATTATGGTTAAAAGAATTAAACACAACGACTTGCTGCCGTGGTTTACAATGGACCACGGCCAGCTGCCGGCGTCATACCTGAAGAGCACAAAGAAATTTTTTGATGAGCTGCAAGCTTCAAGCTCGAAGCTTCAAGCCACAAGCTTGCCACAATTGAATGATAAGAAAGATTAGAAAGGTATAATATGAAAACAAGTGAAGCTCTAAAACTAGTCGGAGGCCTGAGCAAGCCTTCAAAAATGCCTGGCTGGGCGTATGGTATACCGGCCAAAGAGTGCAAGACTGGCTCGAAGCTGGTGAAGGTAGCAGGCAGCACATGCGAGGGCTGTTACGCTCTTAAAGGTTGTTATGTATTTAAGGTGGTTCAGGATGCACAATACAGGAGGCTGGCCAGTATCAAGCATGAACTCTGGACCGGGGCTATGGCTCTTCTAATCAATAGTAAAAAATCAAAAGTATTTAGATGGCATGACTCAGGAGATGTACAGGACGAAGCGCATCTCATTAAGATCTTTGCGGTGTGTAAGTTAACGCCGGAGACTAAGCACTGGCTGCCCACACGTGAAGCATGGATCAAGAACTATTTAAAAGATTGTCCTGACAACTTAGTTATAAGATTTAGCGCGCCGATGGTTGACCAGGACGCTCCAAACTCATGGCCTAATACTAGCACAGTGGTGACAGCTGGCGCAACGTGCCCGGCTCCAACTCAAGATAATGAATGTAAAGATTGCAGGGCCTGTTGGAATCCAGAAGTCAGGAACGTAGCATATGGCCAACATTAAATTTAGAAGAGAGATCCACAATATCCATAATGAATGGTGCGCGGCCAATGGTTACCCGGTTCGAAGCTACAAGCCACAAGCTGGAAGGCCCAAGATCCAAGCTTCAAGCACCGAAATTCTCAAGCGTCAAGCCTACATCATCGAACCTGTCAGCAATAGCGTCAAGCGTCAAGCGGTAATCCTCAAGCTTCAAGCTCGAAGCTGCAAGCTCCTCGATCATTGAACCAGGGACCAGGTGAAAAAGTTTCTTTGACCTCGGACCAAGGGTCTGGATGCAGATAAATGTATTGTTAGGATGTCTTACGTGCCACGCAATTTGGTGTGGACTTAGACGGACAGAATCACCTTTTGCTATCTTAAATTCTACTGTAAAGAAATGCTTTCTTTTGTTGTAACAGAGTGCGTCCGGCACACCTTGTAGACTTAAATTTTCAATCCTACTGTAGATAATATTAGGTGTAGCCTTACGTACTGTCTGGTATAATTTAGCCTCTGGACCCATTACTTTTTAGGAGTAACAGGTGTATCCTTTTTAGGCTCAACTGTAGACAAAGTGCTAAGCATAGTTATAAGAGGGTGCACTTGATCCCAAGGCTGTCCTTTTAAATATGCTATCAATGCTGTCAGTTGTTGTGTGCTTATTTGTTTCATTTTTCTCCTTTGTTAAAAATTTCCTTTTAATCCTTCATCTATTGTTAGATGCTGTTCGTCTTGTGTCTTGACTACAAGTTTAATACTAGGACTACCTATAATTTGACTTTCATGTACTTCCATTCTTCTTATCTCTTCTAAAAACCCGTTCTTCTCTACATAAATTTTTGCATTACTGATAGCATTACCTTTTTTACTTGTAAAACTTTCTAAAAACTCTTGTAGATTTTTAACGTACATTACAGAACACCTTTATTTCTTAACCTATTAAGATACTCGTCTGTTTGTTTTGCCAATCTAATATTGTCTGTCATAACCTCTGTAAGTCTAGCTTTAAGATCTTCGTTGGTTTGTTCTACAGATCTTTTCTCGCCTAATATCTTTTTTAAGTCCCATATTTGTTGCCTGTCGCTTTTATGTAAAGCTTGATGACCATTAATAACTTCTTTTAAATCTCTTATTTTTTTGTCTGCCTGTTCTATTAACAAGGTTAAATCTAACGGACCTCTATCCTCTTTTGGATTAGGATTAGATGGACTGGGTCTTTGACCTGTATTAATAGCAAACTCTTCTAAATCTTTCGTACTCATCATACTTGACAATATACGATTGTTACCTTAAAATGTCAAGTATGGCCACTTAGAAATAAACGTCTTTGATGGCCACAACATATGCATAAACAAGGATTATTAAACGCTCTAGTAGACAAATATGAGGCACAGATATCTGCAGCCCATGCAACCATCAATATATATCTAGAAAGCCCTGTGGCTATAGGAGAGCACCCACAGCACCTGGACGAGATAGATAAGCAATTAGCTATTATAGCTGAAGCAGAAGATAAATTAGATGCTTTAGAATCATTCCAAACTACGGACGAATAATGGGAGTACCTAAAAGATTAACAGAGATGCAGCAAAGGTTTGCAGAGCTTGTAGTATTTGGTGGACCTGACGGGCCACTAACACAAACAGAGGCTGCTAGGATTGCTGGCTACAGTGAGAAAAGATGTAGGCAAGAAGGATCAGAATTATTAAATCCTAAATTAAGTCCATTAGTTGTTCAATATGTGTCAAAATTAAAAGAAGAACGTATGAAGAAATACGAAGTTAACTACGAGAACCACATTACAGAATTAGCACGAATCAAGGAAGAGGCTTTAAAGAAGAAATCTTTCTCAGCTGCTGTGAACGCTGAAACAAACAGAGGAAAGGCAGCAGGATTATACATAGAGAGAAAAATAATAAAAACAGGGAAATTAGAAGAGATGTCAGTAGAGGAGTTAGAAGCAAAGATGAAAAAAATATTAGACGATTACTCACAGATTATTGATGTGACCCCAGACACTAAAAAAATTAAACATTAACTTTCTCCATTTTCAATATACATCCTTTAGGAAATACATTCCTATCACTAAATACTTCTTCCTTTTCATCATAAGAAGCAAAGGTCCACAAAAACTTATTTGTTTTCTTATACACATAAGCTTGTGTAACCATAACAGCACAATCAAACTTGTCAAACTCTTCTGGAGTTGCATGCCCAGCATCACCCGTGATGTCCAGCCACCTTATAGAATAGAAGTAATACTTCTTCTTGTTTATGATTGCGTGTTTATATTTAGATTTTTTTCTAGTTTTCATACTTTCTTATATTCCTCTATATAAGAGCATTCTAGCCCAAACTTTATTTTTATTTAATAGTGAAAAATATTTCATGGAACGTGGAACTTTTTGAGCTTTTTGGCTTAGAATTAGCTTATATAGCAAGTTATTTAAGTTCCATGGGACTTTGGGGCAATGGAACTTTTTCATGTTTTTGGCATAATCATTGACTTTTTGATGGAACTTTTTTGGCCTTTTTTGGCAATAGCATGGAACTTTTTTGCCTTATTGTAGACATAATTAAGACTTAATTTTGCCTTTTTCAAACTCTTCCAACAAATTAGTAGTATTTACCTGTGCTTTTTCTTTAGAATCATTTTTAAGTTCAAAGTATTGGTCTAATCTTCTTAGAAATTTATGTTTCCAGGACCTTAGTTGTAGTCCCTCAACCTTAAACTCTTGATAATATAAATCTGGTGTACATATCATAATCACGCCCTGTTGAATGTTGCTGCCATGTACATAATCATGGGCCATAGCATAAGCTGCTATTTGCATGAAATAGTCCTCTATCCATTCTATACGTTTAGGCCTATTTGATTGTTTAAAGTCTATTATAGATTCTTTACTATCATGTAGGCCTACCAAGTCAGTAGAACCTGCATACAATCCTGGGTAGTATAAATGTACTTCGGACCCATACCATTCTTCTACAGGTGTTAAACCTATATCTATAATTTTTTGTGCCATGGGCCGTGATTCGTTGCCAACGGGGCTTAGGTCTTCATATCCGACCCCTGTGACGTAGTTCTCTAAGAATTTGTGCATAGAGGTCCCGCGTCTTGCAGATGTGTTTTTAATACGCTCTGCTTCGTCCTTACCCACTTTAGCTTGCCAATCACGTAGAAACTTCTGGTCCTTAGTTTTACCTAAGATAGTCGTAACACTTGGTAACTTCTCGTTACCAAAGTCATAGACCCGTGAGCCATGGTGCTCGTACTGTTGACCACTAACATATTTATATTTCTGGTTGTATTTAATCATTTTGATATATCTTATGAATTATGGCAACAATGTGTTCATCTATCTTTGACCCTGCACCACAGGGTAAAGTCTTCATTCTTTGTAGATAATCAATTATAGCTAAATCTTCTTCCTTAATAACTCTAAATCTACTAATCATAATAGGCCTCTCCTGCAGTTAAATTTATCCAGGTATACTTATAAATTAAATGAGATAACAAATCCCACTTACCTTCTTCCCTACATCTCTTAACCATGCACTTAATTCTAAATACAAACTGTGTCTTTCTATTTTTCGTCTTCATCTTCTCCTTTTCCATAGATAGCGTTCCAACCATCTATGTATTCTTGTGTTGGTACTCTACTTCTACCGTCATGTATACGACCGGATTTATATCTTGTTTTTAAGTTGTTTCTATCTTTAGTTTTTTTGCTTATAGGATGATGTGTATCATTGATCGTGGTAAACGTTTCTTTACCTGTCTTCTTATCTTGACCAGTCCTAATTGTTTTACTTTTATCTTTATACTTTAATACTCTAGTCATTTCCTAGTGCCTTCTCTGATTGTACCATCTTTATCTACATATATCATATGTATAATTTTAGTAAATTTTATATTACGTCTACCTCTAGAAATACGATTACCTTTTTTAGGTCCTGTTAGTCTAAAGTTTTCAGACTTAACCTCCCAACATTTAGTCTCTCCTGTGATAGGATTAAAAGTTATTATATCAACAGCACCTGTGTCTTGGCATGAGTCAAACACATCAAGGCCTTGTTCTACAAAATAACAGATAGCTTTCTTCTCACTAAGAGTGCCTATTCTATTTGGATTCATTTTCGGTAATTCTATCGTACGCGTGTTGTTTTAAACTTTTTTTAGTTTTACCTATGGTCAATGCATCAACACCATTATAAGCTTTTACTGCAGGACTCTGTGAGACTGCAACACCACCTAAACTAGATATCATCAATACCTCACTGCAACTTGTCAGAATCAACACCGCTATAGTCAAAGTTAGCAACATCATCAATCTCATCAATTTCTCCCTGCGAACTACACATAGTACACTGTGCAATAATTTGTTTAGGAATACCCACAGCTTCGTTAGGTATTCTTATATATCCATTACCAAAACAACGTGGACATATTACCTTATTTTTTGTCATCTTCATCTCTTTTATTTTTAAAAAAAAATTCTAAAAATTTGTAGTACGCTTTACCGCCATTGTAATCGTCTTCCTCATCTTTAGGCATAGGAACGTCTGCGTTTCTATATTCTTCTTCCTTCGTCATCGGCTTCATATTTCTCTCTTTGTTCATTTGACTTAAGCTTTTTTGTTTCATATTTTCTTATCCTCTCTGTGTTTTCTACTATTCTTTTTTCTCTTTCTAATAACGATTGTAGTATTCTTTCTCTTACATAATCAGGTGATCGACCTGCCATTTGACAAACCTTTTTAAAATCACCTCCACCATGTTTGATCCAGCTAATAGCTTTCAGTGATTCACCAAAATCATTACCTTGGAAAGCATCATCTACAGCTTTAGTTAAAACGGAAATCCAAAGATGCTGCTCTGGTTCTTTATTCCGTTCTAAATAAATACCACTATTTGCTAGTGGATCTCTGTATTTTGCCATTTAAATGTTTTGCTTTCTCTTTTGCTATCACTTCTATTGTCTTACTTATTGATAAAGTCGCATCAGGTAATAAAACCTTAGAAATCTTAATCAAAGTGTTATATGTTTCATGTTGTAAAGAAACATTTCTATATTTAGTTATATCAGTCATTATCTTTCCTTTTGTTAAGAGGCTAATATAGTGTGTTTAATAGGATTGTCAATGATAAAGTTTATGTTAATTATGCAAATATGTAGCCTGGTAGAAAAAGAATGTATGCCAGCTTTTAAACATCCACATTTATATGATAGCCACTATGAATGCGCTACGGTAGGTTATTTAAAATCTATAAAAACAATGGATGAAATAGGTCAAGACTTAGTTAATAGCACTAAAATACATGTGCAGTTTGCTTGTAATGAAGTTAATCAAACTTGACAATTGTGTCAAGATTGTGTTATTTGTAAATCTTCTCACCTTATAACCTGTCCCTTTATTCCCTTATAGGATAGGTTTGTACATTGTGTACTTTAAAGTAAGTTCTTCGTTTTTATTTATATCTTTTGTAGTTTTTAAATACCATTTATCTTGGTGATCTACTCTTTCACAATTTGGTTTTTCTGAGTGATTTATAAAACCTCCTAAAGGAGTTCTAAAAATTAAAACATCTATATCATCTTTAATTAATAAATGAGTCAGTCCTAAATTTGTTTCTTTTTTTATTATTTTTGTTGCAAACAAACCTAGCCCCTCTATTTGACTTGGTTTAATTGTAAGATTATTTGGTAATGGCCTGTAGCTCATCTTGGTTCTTCTCCACCACATATATAACCTATGACTTTTTTACCTTCGTATAAATGATAGACATGATTACTAAATAAGGTTCTTTTTTTATTTTCTACAACTCTAACATTTTGATGAAACCAACTACTACACTCATCATGTATTTCAAAAGTATCTAATTTGATGTCGCCCCCAAATGTAAGATACATCAGGGTGATCATTATGGGTTTCACTAACGCCCCTGGCCTTTATAGCGCTTTGGTCTCTTTTGCCCTGGTCCCATCTTCTTTCTTATTCTACCTGGACGTTTTTTAGGCGTACGCTTGTGGTAGTTCGAGGTTCCGTATAAATTACCTTTCTTCTTGGCCATCTGTATCGTCTAGTTGTCTTAATTTAATTTTTGTATCTTTGTCTACAATCATATACTTTATTACACCATTAACTTTTTGTTCTATATCCTCACCACAATTTGTGCATCTATAATATGAATGTTGTATACCAACTAAAATTGTATCTAAATTACACTCTGGACAATTTCCTGTAACTAATTCTGTATGGAGTATGCTTGTTTTTTGTGTCATGATTTAAAACTATAATACATTATTTAACCTATCGCAAACATAGTTTTATTGTGGCATTGCCTGTTTCATTATTACAACATCAGGATTTTCTTTTAGATATTGTATCTTTAGATTATCCCAATGTCTTCCCTCTGGTTGTTTATTTTCTACTATTCCTACAACTCCTAGTTTATTACACATATTAAATAGCTCTGCAAATTCTACAGGTGGAGGATTAATTCTTGGTATTCTTTTACACTCTTTTATAAGTTCAAGTTGGGTTTTTATTTTACTTTTTTTCTGCATTTCTGCAATATATTCATCATCACATACTGCAC